GATACTCCTTTCTATTTTGATTAACGTATACCGTTATTCTAAGGCAGTTTTAAACAAATGTAAACAACAAATGGTAACAAACGGAAAGAGGTGGAAAAATGAAACGAATTCTTCCGACATGGTGCAAAGAAGTAAAAAAATCCATGATTGATGATGATATTAACGTGACTGAACTTGCAGAGCGTGTTGGATTTAGCAGAAATTATGTTTCTGGTGTTGTCAATGGCCGAGTCTACGCACCTGAGATCGCGAAGGTGATCGGTGAGGATAGACACGTTACGGTTCCTTACACCGATACAGTTATTTGATTATAGTTTAGCTTATTACGGAGGTCACTTAAATGGCAAAGTATGCAACAAAAGCAAAGGAAAATATCTTCACACAGGCACGTTACAACGCCGCAAAGTTCAATGACCGTCTGAATAGCAGAGAGGGAGCGTCAGAGGAGCTTGGAATTGACCGAAGCAGGCTTGCGAGAATAGAGCTTGGCAGTAAAAATCCATTTCCTGATGAAGTTCTTATGATGTCAGATATATATAATGCTCCGGAACTGAAGGCTCATTTTTGTAAGTATATGTGTCCGCTTGGAAAGGATTTTCCGGAAGTCGAATCGGAAGATCTTGACAGAATCAGTGTAAAAGCTCTTTCTTCGTTCAGAAAAATATCGAAGGCAAAAGATCTGCTTTTGGACATCACGGAAGACGGCATGATCACTGAAGAGGAAAAGGGAGACTTAGAAACCATTATCAAGACACTGGATGAGGTCACTCAGATTACTAACGAGCTGAAGATATGGGCAGAAAAAAATATTAGATAGGAGGATGAGATATGGCTGCTGGTATTGTCAAGGAACTGGATAGTTCCAACCGTTCTTACTATAAAGTTGATGACATTGTGAAGCTCCTGGATGTCAGCCAGTCCAAAGCGTATAACATGATCCGGGAAATGCGTCAGGAGTGCATTGATAGCGGTAAACTTACAAAGGCTTATCCAAACGGGAGAATCCCGAAGAAATACTTTAATGAAAACTGCATGATTGAGTAAAGGAGGGAAGAAGAGAATGTATGGTTATATTTGTCCGGAATGTGGATGTTATCTGGATCCGGGAGAAAAATGTGACTGCAAAGATGAAGAGAAGATGAGAGAGGAGCGGATTGCTCGCTCGGTTGAAAAACTGTCTCACCTTATCTGCGCCGAGAACAACGGACAGATGAGAATAATTGTGTAAAGGAGAAAGAAAATGAAACCATTTGTACTGTATGACCTGATAAATAATACAGAGCAGGTTATCCTCCGGCCGGAACGGGTTGCATTATATAATCCGCAGGTTCTGAAGAAATATTCACGAAAAAGAGCAATGAAAAGATTTCTCAGAGTAGTGAAAGAAAAACTAAAATGGGCGGCGATCATGCTCGCACAACTGGCAATATCGTTTGCATCCGGAATCCTTTTTTACATAGCAATAGCAGAGAAACTTCGTGAAGTGAGAGGATATGATGCTATAGGCGGAGAAGTATTCGCGGCCGGACTTGTGGCATACGGAATGTTTTTGTTTTTGCAATGGTTAGGAGATTGGTTATGGACAAGAAGACAATAGAGGAGATGATCGGAAGAGAAATCAATGAAGAAGACTATCAGCTTGCTGTAGGTACAGCAACGAAAAAGCTCCAATCCATAATACAGCGTTATGGCGATGCCAACGGTGTTAGACGGACACCATGGTATCTGGCTGAATTAGTGATTGAAGCTTTAACTCAGAAACTTTTTTCGGATTTCACAATCGCTTTAGCGAGTGAATCCAAGGGTGAAAAACCTATACACCCCACATCCGTATTTTAGCATGGATGTGGGAAAAAAGTCAATGAATACGGAGGAAAATCAATGAGCAAAGAATTTTTATCATCATTACCGGAGGTAATGGATCATTATTCTCAGTGCAACTTATTGTTGCCGACATCTACGGATGTTCAGTTAAACCCTTTCTACAAATTTCATGTCGAAGAAGTTCCGGTGGATCTCGGAGAAAATAGCGGAGACATTTTTAAAGTCGGTTCTGTGGACAGCGGAAAGAAGGACCGGAGTGGAAATACAATCTGGGTAAGTGCATTTTCGCTTACAAAACCGATGCTTAATAAACTCGCTATGGCTGCTGGGATTCAGTTCAATCCAAAGGAAACATATGGAGAAAGAATTGATAAGTACACATACCGGGCACAGGCACAGGGGGCCATGAAAAAGGCGGATGGTACAGCAAGAACAGAAACGGATCAGAAAGTGATCTGCCTGGAAGATGAAGAGGCTAAGTTCCGAATTGAATTCGGTGATAAAGCAGTGAAAGGCATTACCGATGAAAAGCAGGCGAAAGCTGCAGCTGAACTCTTCAAAGGCGAGTTTAAGAAATTGAAGAATAAATTCGGAAAAGAAGTCAATGGATATGTGATTGACGAGTGTGACAGAGAAAAATATATCGAGAGATCTGTTCTTGTAAATATGACGCAGCTTAGAAAGACCTGGGCAGAAAAGGCTATGACCGGAGCAAAACTCCGTGTTATTCGTGCTTTGCTCGGACTGAAAGGAACATATACTCATGAAGAACTCAAGAAAAACTTCGCCATTCCGACGGTTGTATTTTCGCCTGATTATTCCGATCCGAATGTCCGTCAGGCAATGCTTACGCAGGGAATGCAGTCCGTGAATAATATGTTCGGCACACCAGAAATTCCTGTAAGACGTGTGGATTTTGAAACAGAAAATACATTTGATGTTTCTGAATATGCCGACAATCCGGCATTTCAGAGCGATATTCCGGAAGATGATTTTTCTGGAGAATATCAGGAACCGGTACACGATGGAGTTGCCCCTGATGAGTCGGCGGGCAGTGATCTTGCACAAGAGGAAAACGGACTTTTTTGTAATGATTGCGGAGCAGAGATCAACGAAAGAGTTTACGAATACTCTTTGAATAAGTTTGGCCGGCCGCTTTGCATTAAATGCCAGAGAGGGGGTAACAAGTAATGAAACTCATAAAAATTACAACAGATAATGAGATTTCAGTACATGAATTCCCTGAAGGTAATTATTCCGAGCAGAATGAGGCGCTCGCAGATCTCATCGGTCCGAAATGTAGACTGTGTGAGCATGTAATGCCAAACAGGTTATACAAAGAGCTTGGAGGATCAAACAAGGTTGGAAAAGCAAAGGGAAGCTGCGTGAGCATGCTGGTTGATGAAGAATTTCTTTACCATGATCTTGATATGAATGGTGTGGGAAGTTTCCTGTATGAAACAGACAAACATGGATCTCCGATTATGGGAAATATCCTGATTGTCGGAGAAGTATGGACAGGTGATGGAATCGACTTCTGCGGAATGTCAGAACAGCAGTTCAATATTCTTTATCCGAAATTAGAGGAATTAACAAAGAAAGCGAGGGAAATGTAATGAAAGTATTGCATACAGCTGACTGGCACATTGGCCAGTTTAAAGGTCCTGTTGAGGACGGAGTGAATCTCCGTTCCCTGGATACAGTAAAATGCTTGGAATATATGGTTGAAAAGGCGAAGGAAGAAAAGCCGGATCTGGTTTGTATCAGCGGTGATGTGTTCCATCAGGAGCAGATCGGACCGGTAAGATATTCTGACGAAATGGTGACTGCAACAAGGATTATTGATGAGCTGTCGAAAGTTAGCAAATTCGTGGTTGTCATGAGAGGAACACCGAACCATGACGGCGCCGGACAGTTCCGTGTACTTACAAAGATGCTGGAACACAATAAAAAGGTTGCTGTTGTTACAACGCCGCAGGTTATCAGTACGCCGATCGCTGACATTGTATGCATTCCTGGGTTTGATAAGCAGGAGTTCAGAGCTAAATTCCCTGGGCTTTCTGCAGAGGAAGAAAATCTTACATGGACCAATCATATCAGCGAAATGGTTATGGGATTGAGAGCACAATGCTCACAGACAAATATTGTGGCAGATATGGTTCCTGCGATCCTGATGGCACATTATACAGTTCCGGGTTGCAATATGGAATCCGGACAGACATCGTTCTTTTCAAATTTTGAGCCGGTAATTCCGAGAGAGGCTCTGCAGACAGCACAATTCGATGCGGTTCTTCTTGGCCACATCCACCGCCCGCAGATGCTCGAAGGTCTGGAAAATGTATTTTATTCCGGTGCCATAAACGCTATGAATTTCAACGATGAAGGACAGAAACGTGGATTCTGGATCCATGAATTTGAAAAGAAAAGCCTGAAAAAAGGACATTTATATGAAACTCCATACCGGAAGTTCCAGACGATTAAATGGGATAAAGAAGATGTTGCTGAATATCTCAGATCTGGAAAGATGTATCTTCTCGAGAAAGATTACGCATCTTCCTGCATGGACGCCATAGTGAGACTGCAGTACAGCTGCGACACGGAACAGAAGAAGGCATTAAACATTCCGGTGTTACAAAAAGATTTGTATGAAATCGGAGCGTTCTATGTGGCGGATATTGAAGCTGAGAGCATGATGAACATCACGAATCGGCAGCTCCTTTCCGAAGAAAGTGATCCTCTTTTAAACCTCAAGAAATGGTTGGATGAGAAGTGCTTTACCGATTCAGAAAAAATTGTGGAACTTGCAGAGCCGATTATCGCTGATGCGATGAAGAGCAGTAACACTGTTGAGATCCACGGTGTATTCAAACCGGTAAGCATTAAGGTCAAAAACTACCGAACCTATAAGGAAGAATTCTTTGATTTCGATGATATTTCTTTCTGCACGATTAACGGTGTGAATGGAGCAGGAAAGAGCAGCCTGTTTATGGATGCGATTTCGGATTGCTTATTTGAAGAAACCAGAGAAGGAGACAACAAGTCGTGGATCAGAGGTACCGAAGATGCCAGAAGCGGTTCCATTGAGTTTGTATTTGACATTGGTGAAAGCAGGTTCCGGGTAGTGAGAACCAGAACAAAATCCGGAAAGCCAACATTGAACCTTTCACAGCTGAATGAGGACGGTACCGACTGGCTGAACCTTTCAAAAGAAAGAATCAATGATACACAGAGTGAGATTTTAAGGGTTCTTGGAATGGATTCCATGACATTCCGCAGCTGTGCTCTTATTATGCAGGATCAGTACGGACTGTTTTTGCAGGCGAGAAAAGATGAACGAATCTCTATCCTTGGAAATCTGTTGGGACTTGGAATTTACGGAATTATGGAGCAGGATGCGAGAAAACGTCTCGGTGATGCGAAACGTACTCTGATGCAGAAGAAAGATGCTGTAAAAATCAAAGATGACATTATCGCTAGCAAAGGCAATCCGCAGGAGGAACTGGAAGAGCTGGAAAAAGAGATTGAATCCTCGGAAAAGTTGATCGGAGAAATCTCCACAGATTTGAAAGATGCTCAGGCACTTTTGGTTAAGTATGAAGCTGCAAAGAAAAATTGCGAAGATCTTCGCAGTAGAAAAGAACAGGTAAAAAATGAGAAAGCGTCTATTGAGGAATCCATAAATAAGCTGAACTCCATTATAGAATCCTGCGAAACAATCCTGGAAAAAGCGGATGTCATCCGGGAGAAGTCAAAAGAGTATTCAGCTGCAGAGGATGAAATGAAGATCTTATCAGAGGAGCTTATCCGTTATGAGAGCGAGAAGAAAGCTTTAGTAGACTGCGAAGCCAATCTCCAGAGATACCAGAACATTATTAAGAATGCAGAGTTTGAAAACGCAAGGATTGATCAGGAGCTTTCTGGGCTGGATACGGATTCTGATGATGGAATCGCTGAAAAGATTGCTGAATTGGAAGAAAAAAGAGAAGAGCTTTATGCGGTAATGGATAAAAAGAATGCCCATGACGCTGTGTTGCAGGAAGTATCTGCAAAGCGGGATGAATTTCAGAAAGCGAATGCTACTTATGAAACACAGCTCCGTCTGGCGGAATCAGATCTTTCAACGCAGAAACAGCAGAAAGCCTACATGGAAGATTCCGGAT